GCGCTGAACCAAGGTCGCCAAATCGCGGCAGGCTTCCTCAAGTAGCTGGATATCTTTCGTGACCCCGTATTCCGTAATCAAGTGAACCACCCGCCCACTTAAATAATTGAGTTGGTTGGCAATTATGTACTCGGTGGCGTCTATGTCACGCATCATTCGTAGTCTACTCGGTGGATCTCGCCGCGCCATTCATATTCGGCTGGTTTGTGAACTTTTACAAACTCTGGGGTCAGTAGGAAGTTATCACGGACGGTAAGGACAACAAAGCCTGACACCCAGTTCTTTGGAGTGTCTTCGGCATAATCAAAGCTAGGCTGATATGGGTCAGCCATTGTCCCGCACTGAACGCCATAACGGTGCGCGTTGTAGTCCGACCAAGACTTGCACTCCATCTGATGTGTGTGCCCAGTCACCATGTGAATGCCAGACTTCAAAGCGTTGTTGTATCCTGCGTGGATTCCGCCATTGAATCTGTGCTTAATCATTATCGGCTTCTCTGCCCCCTCAACCCATAGGGACATGCAAAACTTCCAACTAGGAAAATGGTCTTTTAGGCTAAACCCCATCACACCCTGGAACATCGCCGCATTCTTCGCCAGCGACATATCAAACCGCTGGTCGTGGTTGCCCATCGTCCAAAATCTTTCCGCGTTGGGCGCAGCCTTCTCAATCTCTGAAAGCCTTTGTGTGACAGTGTTTAGCTCTTGCTCCACTGTGGGCTTTTCCTCCCAACCCAATGGGGCGTGACGGCTGATGCTCGCGCCATCCATCAAATCACCATTCAATACGATGACATCTGGCTGGAGTTGCTTGGCTAATTCAACAAAGGCAAGGTGGGCAGTGGTTACGGTGTTGGCCTCGTAGTGAGCGTCTGAGCCGATTAGGAAGGTTTTGTCTTTCTTGATGGTGAGCGTTTGACGGACGGCCTTTCTAGGCCCGTTGGTCTTGGATAGGTGCGCAGGGACATTCAAAGTCCTGCCCAGCATACCCTCCACTCGCTTGCGTTTGGAGAATACGTTTCTGACCGAGACATTGTACTTGGCTGACAGATTTGTAGCTCCCAGCGCCTCAAACTCTGCCGCGAATACTTCAGGATCAGTCGGTAGCTTCGGTCTTCCCATATCCCCCTCTTCTTGCGTATGAATTGCAGACATGGGCAAAAACCAATGCCTTTAGCTTCTCATCCGATTCTTTTTTAGGTTCAGAGTCCCAGACCTGTTTGGCTGCTGCGTCCATAGCCTTAACCATGTCTTGCGCTACAACTCTGGGGGATCTCATCTGCCACGCTCCCCCAAGCGTCTTTCATGGGCCATAATCTGCTGGCCCCAGTCCTCTATCATTTCTCGATAGTCGGCAGAGTAATACTTCACGGGATCTTTCTTGGTCGCCAGCATGTATTCCACTGCATCTTTACCGTACCAATCCAACATCCAAATGGTGTACTGCGCTTCTGCGCTGCCATGCTTCATGCCGAAGCCGTTGCACCCCTTACACTGGGCGTGCACATTTTGCTCCTCTAGCGCCCACCTACTGGATGATCCCTTGGGGATGAAATGCCCCCCATCCATGTTTTTGTAGTGGTCAAGTTTCCCGCAACTGACGCATTTACAGTAGCCATTGTCGTCAGCCGCGCTGATTCTTGCAAGTTTTTGGAGTGTCTTCAATGCCTTAGCGCGAAGCGTTGCCGAAGTTTGTTTCTTTGCCATTACACAATCCGGCGCTGATTGGCTTGCTTGGTGCGCTCTGCGTCAAAAGCTAGTTGCCCAAGCATGATTTTCTTCTTGAGTGTCTCAGCCTTCAGACTGGCTTGTTGGACTGTTCGGTAGTGGTTGGCCCACTCTCCGCTTGATCTGGTTTCTGTTTGCGCCTTAGCAGCGCTCGCCCCTGCATCCATGTGCGCCTTCTGGCTGCTAGCTTCAAAGCTCTTAAAATTGGTTTCTGCTTCAATTGCTTCCCTACTCGCCCCCTCCCACTCGTTTATACGTTGACTGAGTCGGTCAAGGATCTGATCCATTCTATCGATTTTCACTCTCCCACAGATGACATTTAGTAGGGGTTTGGTGGCCCATACTTGATTTGCTTGTATCGTTAGGCTGTATTTCCACTCAACCATTTCTGCGCTGGCTCAAACGCTGCCCACCTCTCTTCCCATATAAAAACGGGGGAGAGGGTTTTATGCCACCATCAACGAGTGTTCCATTTGGCGCTCCCTACTACAGCGCCCAGCTTCAAACAAATTGTCTTTTGGTCGTTCTGCTCAACGGGTCAACCACCCGCCATGTACGCTTTTCCGTACATGCCTCTGCCACCGAAGTGGAGCAAATAAAAGGGCCAGCCCCTCACAACAACAGGGGAGGGAGGAGGGGAGGAGGGACTGACCACTAACCACGCAGGATGAACTCTTCGTCGAATACATCCGGCCTTATTCTTTCTCTTGGAACCCCTGTCACCTTTTCAAACTGTATCACACGATTCGCAGGTATCCCTGCGCTTTTGTACTTGTGCAACATCTGCCTGGTAACGCCGATCTTTACAGCCAAACCAGCTTGATTGGTTCCAGCCCCATTCAGTAATTCTTCAAATAATTGTGTGTCCATCTGGCAATAGTACCCCCAACGGCTACTTGCGTCAACCTGAAAGCGATAGTATTGCTGTATCTTTGTTGTTGACGTATGTATCTGAATCGGCGACAATGGCTTAACAACAACGAGGAGACGTTATGTTAGTACCTGACCGACCAATTGAATCTGACCCACGCTTTCAAGAAATGTGGGGTGATCCTGACACTTGCCCAAAGTGCGAGGCTGAACTGCACAACCTTCAAGACGCAGGCCACGCCTTCCTAGTCTGCCCAGTCTGCGATTTGGGCGAACCCAAAGAAAACGACGTCTTGTTCAACCTCCATTTCTACGGCATGACTGAATGCCAGTCGTTTGAGAACGGCATCGTTGAGCACTCCCGCTCTGAAATGTTTGATCTCCAGGTGTGGTGGGAAGAAAACCTGCACTGGAAACTTTCCAAAATTGTAAACGAGATTCACGAACTAGCAGATGTGCGCGATGGCAACCCCGCTGGTCAGTATTTTATCTGGTGGCGCGGCAATCAGATCGGATGCTTAACGGAGGTTCGCAATGGGTCGCGTTAAATCTGAAATGTTTGAAGATAACTTGGGGCCAGACGATGAACTGGTACCCCTCCCCGTTTCACAAGTTGTGGACAATATCCGCAACTGTGATTTACCAACCAACTCGGTAGAGCGTCACGAGTACCTAAGAACCCAACTAAAGGAATTGATGAATGGCATCAGAACCAACGCTAATTAGCGCCTTAGTAAAAGCGCAGTCGGAGATGTCCCATGCGGCATTTGACCAAACCAACCCACACTTTAAGAGCAAGTTTGCCTCGCTCAAGAGTGTGATCGACGCGGTGAAACCCGCACTAAATGCGAACGGAATAGCGTACATCCAGAAGTCAGTTCCAATGGATCATGGCATCGCTGTTGAAACCGTTTTTTACGGACACGGTGAAGAGCTATCCACTGGGCCAGTTCCCGTCCCTGTAGACAAAGCAAACGCCCAAGGCTTCGGCTCGGCCTTAACGTATGCCAAGCGGTACTCTCTGGCGATGGCTTGCGGTGTGGCAGCAGATGAGGACGATGATGGCAACGCCGCAGCGAAGAACTCAACTGGCCGAAAGCCTCAGTCAGTCACCAAGACTGTCATGCAAGAAGAGGGCATCAAGGTCGATGAGGGAAAACGAACCAGCTATATTTCCCTTCTAACCGAAGCCACTACCGCCGAAGATCACGCAGGCATGAAAGAACTGCTCGACGAACTGCGCAGAGATAGTGACATGAAGCTAGCGGTGTGGGCAGAGCTTCCTAGCAACATTCGCTCAGCAATCAGAAAAGTGGAGAGCGAGAAATGAATGAAACTCCAACTTATAAGTTGCATCTTAAAGATTCGCCGGATACGTCTGTCGAGGCAGCACACGCCGTAAAAGCAACCGAAATGGAATCCATAGTTTTGGAAACGATAAACACGCTAGGAAAAAACGGGTGCATCCAAGATGATGTTTTGCGAACCCTTCCTATGTATGCCTACAGCACTGTGACAGCGAGGTTCAAGGCGCTTTACGAAAAAGGATTTATAGAATATACAGGCGAAAAGCGGAAAGGTAGAAGCGGCAGAAACCAACGTGTAATGAGGAAAAAAGCATGAGCTACGATAAAGAATTTGCGGACGGCCTATACATCAAAGAGCCTTGGCCTAACTCACCAGACTGGGTTAAGTTTCGCATCAACATTAACAAGGATCGCCTGATTCCTTGGCTGCAAACGACAGAAACAGAGGGCGGTTGGATAAATATGGAGGTCAAGCTCAACCAGAAAGGAGAATGGTACGCAGATGTTCAGCGCGGCAGGGGTGATAAGCAACCACGCCAACAGGCTACACAACAAGAACCGGAGGTTGATGACGACATCCCGTTCTAGGGTACTATTGCTCAGCGGGTGATTCAGGCAGGCGAGCGGCAGCGTCAGCCTCCCCTCGGGGCATGAGAGATAGGTCGCTTGTTTGCGGCCCGCAACATTCACCGCCAAAGCGATCAACTGCCGCACTAATTCAACAAAGGAAGCTAAATGAAAAACCAAATCATAGGATTTTTTGCCCTGTTAATTCTCGCATCCAGCGCGTATGCCTATCACTACCACTCTTGGCAAAAGGTCAGCGAGTTTGAAGGGATGAATGGCAAGACGATCTGCAACTGGGAATGCTATGGCGGTCACTTCGCCACAACTTCTGGTTATGGATATTGCGGGAGGCCATAGTGGATAAGCACGATTTTACAGCGCTCTATGAGCAATGGTTCGCACTGCATCCGTTCAAAAAACGGGACTGGCCTGAGCTTGGAAAAGTCCACTATCAAGCGTTCTCAAGGGAGAGCGTGTCTTTGATGACCGAGGCGCTAGGCCAATTGACTGAGGAGATAGACAACTTCCCCTCACCCAAACAGATACGGGCAAAGCTAAACCAACTTTCTAGCAGCAAGACCGAAGGGGGAGAAGCTAAGACCAACGTAACCTCACACAATGAAACCCTGGCCACTCGGCTTTGTGAGCACTTGTACGAGATAAAGTACAACGGAAAAGCCGTGAAGCGGCCCGAAGGAGTGCCAAACTGGGTGGTAAACGTGGTTAACGAGGCTAACGAACGGCTTCCAGAAGACTGCCCGATGAATATCAGGCTTGCTCGGGTCGGTTTAGCAGTAGCGCAGGGGGAACGATGAACGAAGCGGTCAAAAAATTTCTTGAAGAAGGTGGTCAGATCACCCAAATTCCGTTTGGCGTACCACGCGACATGCAAGTTTGCATGAACTGCAAAGGGTTGTTCGAGACAAAGGATCTGACCAAGGGGATAACAAGACGATGCCAGACTTGTCATCAAAGGCATACGAGCTTCAAGGAGCGCCGGTAGACATGTTCTATCAAGCAATTGTGTGTCAAGAGAAACTGAGGGAGCGGTACATCTCTGAGGTTCTAGCTTCAGTGATCGCGCCGTTCAGCGAGGAAACCAAGCGGCAGATCTACGAGTGGCAAAGGGAAGGAAAGACCACGCGGTGGATGGCTGACCAACTAGGGGTAACGCGGCACAAAGTTATGTTGCTAACGAAGCGAACATCGTGGCCCGCTCCCTCGAATCTTAGTTAGTGTTCCACGTGGAACTATTCATCTTCGTCGGCTAGTTCCATTTCTTCTTTAATCTGCTGAGCGTGAAATATAATGTTCTGCTCGGCTTCTTGCTGGGCCAGTATTAACCTCACGACTTCTGATCGTAGCTCCATAATCCTGTTTGCTCGGATCTTAGAATCTCCGCTTAACTCTTCTTCTGTGTACTCTGTTCCATCAATCGTTATCATTTGATTCTCCTAGTTTTTAATCAACACACATTCCACGAAGACAGCAACTTCATTGTCACCGCTGCTGGACTTCGCTTGGAATTCAAAGTCAGTCTTTTCCGCTATCTTGAACGGCACCTGACGGTCATAGCTTACCTGACTGGTAGAGAATGTCGCCTCTGCAACGTGTAGCACTCTCCCTGTGTGGGTGGCTAGTTTGTTTCTGACCGTTAGATACTTGTTTGGGTTGGTTGTCGCGCTGTTGAAGTCGATTCGGAAGATGTAGAGCGAATACCCAGCGGGTACCGTGTAGATGCAAGCCTGAGTGGTTCCAAGGTTGGTGCCGATGAAAGCGTAGGTGGTGCCGCCGTTACTAATGGAGATGTCACCTGCGTTCTGTCCGCCAAGGATAATAGCCGAGTTGATGCGTAGGAAACTGGCAGAGGTTGTGACTGCTACCGTCCCTGTCAGCGTCACTGTCTCGCTGATTTCGTTGTAGCTTGCATCAAGACCACTCACCAGAACGTCCATGGTGTCGCTGGTGCTGGTTGAAACC